GTCCAGCACTACATCGTTGTAGCCGCGGACAAGGTCGATGGACTTGTCTGCCAGGGCGGTCGTGGTGCCGTACTTGCGCAGGACGGTGCGCATTTTGCCCGGCATATAGCCCTTGACGCGGAATCCCAGCGAGCAAAGCGGCAGGCCCGCTTTCTTAGCAGTCAGCGGCATGAAGAACTCGGACTTGGAGGGATAAGTGTCCCACGCGGGGATGTCGCCGGAAGTATTAAGCGCCGTCACGACCAAAATCGGGTCGATAGGAAGTTTCGCTCCGACAATGTCAGCAAGCTCTTTCATGCCCTGTTCGATTCGTGCATAATCAGTGTAACTGAGCGCCCCTTTCATACCGGCGGCCCACTCCTGCTGTTCAGCTGTTGTCCATGTGCCGGTTCTGGCTTTGGCTGTTAGCTCTTTTACGCGGTCAACATCCGCCTGTGTGCGGTCTGTAATCCATGTTGCCATATATTATGCCTCTCAGAAAACTAATTTGCCGTTGACATCAAGTTGAGTTGTCTCGGGGACAGTAAAAGCAGGATGAGTGCAATGGGAAAAATCTGAACCGGTATAGTTATCAACTGGTGTACCCATTCCAACAATGTTGTGAGAACCGGAGGCATTATATGCCATAAAATAAATCATTCGCGCTCGATAATATTTGCGTATATCACTTGGATACCCGGATGCAAATTCCGCACTATAAAGCATAGGAGTGCGTGTAAATACATAATAGCTAAAAGCGGAAGACGTTTCAGAAGGGGTATCGGAAGAAATCATGGTCTGTAATATTTTCGGAGCATTTGAGAGTGTAGTTCCTTCATTATAAGAATAGTCTGGGCTGTTTTGTGTCCAGTTTTGAACGTCATTGCCTTTGCAATCCAATCCAAATTCATGTGCAGACAAAAGAAATGCCGCTCTAGAAAGAACACTTACATTTCTACTTCCTTTTGAAAAATCAGAAGCAGAAAAACCGGGGGTATAATAAAAAGAAGTGACGCTCATTGCAAGTTTTTGATTATTCGAGAACAATTTAAGATAATCATTATTCAGCCAGGTATCAATACTACTACTTGCATAAGTAGACCAAGAAGAATCCCATTCTCGAATAGCGGCGTAATGCTTGCGAACCAAAAGCGTACGTCCTGCCCCGTTCAGCTCGCTCTCATAGTCATGCTTGGCAACAATGAACTCCACGACGTTGCCACCCTCGTCCATAAGAACAGTGTCGCCCTCTGCAATATCAAACAGGTTGTACGATGTTGTAATGAAAGAGCATTTCGCGGAGACGTTGCCAACAAAGGCAGTGACAACAGCCTTACCCGGAGAATTCCACTTGACTTGACAAGTGGATTTTCCCTCTGCGTTTGTCAGAACGTGGAGGGAAACAATTCCTTCGGGAGAAGCTGCCCAGTTGATTTTGGGAGAATCAATGGTAGCGGGGGACAGGGTAGCAGAAAGAACAACGGAATCACCCCAGTCAAGCTGTTCGCTGACATGGTCAAGAGACAAAGCCTGAGCATCTGCCATCATGTACCCCTCTACAGTGCCTTTGAAGCACCCATTGAAGGTGTATTTTGCATTGGTCACCAGCAAAACAGCATCGTAATTGAACTGATGGTGAATCTTTACCATATCAAGAGCGTCAACGATAGGGCTTGCCCGATAAGTAAGAGAAGCCTTGCGACGATTGGAAAGGACTCCATAAGACTCCGTAAGGGCATTTCTGGATTTTGCAAGAATGTCCTTTGTGAGCATAACATTGCTCAGAGTCTGGCTCACGCCCTTGCCCGAAGGGCTTTCGGGATAAGCGTAGGTGGCGCCACCTACGGTGGTCACCACGTTGAGCATATTTTGAGCAAAGGTGATTTCCGGCCAAGAATAATTGTTCAGCACCGGAATATCCAATACCGAGTCAGAGGCGACAGAACCGTACACACGGTTAATCTTTATTACGCCGTCACGAGTCTGGTACAGAGCCATTCCGGCCGCATTGGCGGCAAGCTGCAAAATATCGGAGTTGTGATAAGTAGACCCATCGCTCGTGATGTCCGTAGAGTAGTCTTTCAGTTCATCAGAGATTTCTGCTGTGATTCCGTCTGCCTCAAGCTGTTCTAACGCATCGTAGCACATCTGGTAAAGTGTACCGTATTTTCTTCCGGTGTACTTCGTGCTGGATAGATACAGGAAAGCGTCTCGCGCCTGAAAGGACGCCTCAATGCTGTTGGCGGGGACGCTCCACTCTGACAAGAAGAACATTCCTCCGCTCACCCATTCGGTCTTCCCGTCAACATCCATTCCATAACGAACAGTGACAGGCTGGCGCTCATAGATGTACTTGTAAATCCCTTGAGGGTTTACGGAGTCCCATGTGCGGTCGCTGTTATCCAAACTAAAGGAAATCGACTCCTGAGAAAGCTGCCCGGAGATAGGGTCTCTTGCAGAAGAATGGATGTAAGACAAAATTTTGGTCTTGTCAAACACCAGATACCTGCCGATTTTCACTTGTTCGACCCTTACTCGGCGGTTAGGGAGACACCACTTCAGCACCTCAATCTCTACGGCATCAAACCCGGAAAGCTCTACATCAACATCAGAACGGACGGATTTGTTTCCGTTTACGGTCACAGTTTTTAACCTGTTAGTCCCAAGATATGCGCTGACCGAAAAATCTGTAGCGTATTCTTCAAATACCGTAGACCAGCAAATTGAAACTCCGGGAATCGAGGACTTGCTCTCACTCGGAAGTTCAAGCCGAATAACAGGATGGTTTGAATCGTCAAAAATCTTGGCGCTCAAAAAACCAGTAGTTCCATACGGAGGGGAAGAAGGAACAATGGCGCAACTTCCGTCAAGAACAGTGAGATTAAGCTCTCCTGTGGAATACCTCGGAATGGAAGCATTATTGGAAAGCGCAATACTGTGAAAGGTGGAGAACGGGGCTGCCAATGACGTGACGATGGTAGCCTTTTTGTTGATACCCGGTTCAGTAATTCCACAGGTGATCTCTACAAAAGATTCCGGGACGAGGGTTTCGTTAAATTTTTCTTTCCACTTATCGGAGACTTCAACCATGTGTCATACCTCCACAAGAGAAAGTTTGCACCCTGTCCATCCCATCACGCCACCGGTTTTCGGCCCTCTACGCCACATTCCGCCGGTGCGGTCGGAGACATACATCTGACGGGTGGTATAACCGGCTGTGGCTTGGTTATAGAATTTAACAGTACAGTAAAAATTTGTAGTGAAGAGGCTCAAGATGTCGGCCCACTGCCGCGCAGTGAGGTAGTTCCATGACATGGAGACTTTTGCTACGTCATGTCGCACGACAGAACCAACAACCTTGCCCTGAACATTTCGGCCAGAGTCCACGATCGTGCTAGTCGTTCCCTCATAAGAGGATGGTTCCGGAAGCTCTACGCCATTCACCGTAACCAGTGCAGGGATATTGGCCATCTGAACCATCCTTTCTTAATAGGAATAAACTTCAGTACCCATAATAGACACACCACGTTCTTTCTGGGTCTTTTCAACAGAAGCGGTGAGCTGCTTGCCATCAAGGTACACTCTTACATCTCTTCCATCAGAGATTTCCTCTCCATACCGCTGCCAGATGTCGAGAAATGCATTGTAGCAGCCGTTGTACACAGCATCTCTCATCTCTTCGGAGTTTCCACTTGCGGCAGAATAAGTGCCACTATAGGAAGAGCTGGATGTCGAGGAATTGTAGCTAGAGCTTCCAACATACTGAGATGTATCGCTGTAACTACTGGTAGAATGGCTACCACCAAGTTTTGATACAATTCCAGCGATTGCAACACCAAGGGCGGCGGCAGCAGCAAGGGCTACGATTCCAGCGGGAATGCCAAAAACCGTAGCGCTGAGGGCGGCGCCCACAGCAGAAAGCATTCCCGCCACTGCGGTTCCGATGGTGCTTACCAGCCCGGCAAACCCAGCGAAAATTGTCGGGAAAGAACTGAGCAAGCCGCCAGACAGCGCAGCGCTGATTGCTTTAGCAGCCGTTGCGAGAGGAGACTTCACGTTTCCGAAAGCCTGCGTAATACCAGAAAGCATCGTCTGAGTTTCAGAGGAAACCTTTCCGAAATTCTGAGTCAGTGCGCTCACCAGATTTTTGCCAATGGTAGCGGCTGTATTCAGCAGAGAAGAAGCTTGGTTTTTCAATTCTTTGCTCAGTCTGCCAAGCAAATCGCTTGCAACGGACTTGACGCGTTTACGCTGCTCATCGCCTATAGCGCCCCAAATGCCAGCGGCAATGGTAGTGCCGACCGTTTTCCAGTCGCCACTCTGCGCGGCCTGAATGAAGGTCTGCACTGTGCCGAAGAAGTCGGTCTTGAGGTTGTTATCGAGTTCGCCCCACTTAGAGTCTAGCCCGGAAATGATGCCGTTGACGTAACTTGTGCCGCAGTCAATGCCATAGTTCGCCATCTCTTCGCCCTTGAGCTTGGTGGCGTCTACAAGTTTATTCATAGCATCGTTGACGTAACCGAGAGAGCCAGTGATACCATTTGCAAGGCCTTGGTCGATGTAAATGCCAAACTGCTCAAAGACCTTAGACGGAGAGTGAATTTCAGTATCGGTCGTGAACTTGTCAATGATAGCTTTTGCAAGGCCGCCGACAGTTTTCTTGGCAGTCTCGACTCCGTTATTGATACCATTGATAAGTCCTTCTACGATATTCTTGCCATAGTCAAGAAATTTTTGTGGCAGATTTTTTATGGTATCAACAAGGCTGTTCCAGGATTTATCCCAGTTAGTCTTGAATCCAGACCATTTCTGATTCCACCACTCGCCAACACCTACAAACCACTGCTTCAGCCCTGCGCTGGCTTGGTCGAGTGCTTGAATGGGATGCTGCACAAACCCGGGAAGGCTTTCCCACGCGGTCTGAAAATTGGTCTTGAAGCCTTCCCACTTTTCATTCCACCATTCGCCGACGCCAACGAACCATTGCTTAAATTCGGCACTCACTTTATCAAGTTGAGAAGTGATTTTATCCCAATTTTGATAGATGGCAATTCCAACGTCAGTCATTGCACCAACAATCAGGCCGATTAAAGCGCCGATACCCGTACCGATTGGGCCGCCAAGAGAGCCGATGATTGCACCAATGCCTGTGCCAGCCATTGTCGAGCCAAGCGGAATCAAAATTCCGTTTAACGTGTTTAAGCCATTTTCGACAGCATCGTAAACGCCCGTTACAAACATAGGTATGCCGGTTACTACTCCGCCAACTGCTGCTCCAATAATCGCGCCAGCAGTAGAGCCGCCAGCCGCTTTAATGGCCGTGCCAACAGCAGTATTACCAAAGCCGGTCACGATAAACTGAGCAATTCCTTTGCCAAGAATGGCTGCGCCTGTAGTTCCAATCAAAGCGCCAAGAACAATTTCAGCGAAATTCTTTCCATTTACGCCATTTTCAATCGCGTCTTTAATGCCTGTAATCTCAAGAACAACGCCCACCGTAAAAACGCCAAGGCCCAAAACAATGGATTTCAGTGCGTTCATTTTGGAGATAGCGTCCACAATATCCGTAATAAGATTTGTGAGTTTCCACGCGGCAAGGGCGGTTGCTACAGTCGCTATAAGAGGAAGCATACTTTTGATTTTCTGCTTCATCTCATCAATAGATGTGCCAACATAGTTCTTGAACATATCGTAGCCGGACAGGTCTACATCACCCAAGATATTGCCAGCAGATGCGCCGCTGCCAGAACCGGAACTCCCCTGTGTGGGGTCAATTATGTTCAACTCATCAAAACCCATCGTGTAGTCCTTGAGGGCTTTGGCGGCTTTCTTGGTGGAGTCTGCCGTGTCATCCATTGCGTCACCGATGCCGCCAACGCTATCAGCGCTCTTGGTGAAATCAGTAAACACGACCTTCACACCCATCAGCTTTGCCACCCACTCGACAAACTCTCGAATGAGCTGAACAGCGGCAATCAGCGGGGGAAGAATGGATTTCAGGGCGGGGTAGAGCAGAGAGCCGACAGATTTTGCCAACATATCAAGCTGTGCTTTCAGAATCTTGATCTGGTTCGCAGGACTCTGGATGGTCTGTGCAAGGTTGCCCTGCACGTTGGCAGTCTGCTTCATAATGGCAATATAACGCAGAACTGCCTTATCTGCCTGAGACAGACTAGAAACCTGTTTGTTAAAGCCTAAAGCTAGAAGCTCCTGCTGTAACCGTGCCTGAGACAGGTCGACACCCAGACGGCGAATAGGCTCAATCTCGCCAGAGATTGCGGAGGACATTGCAGTAAAGGTCTGCGCAACGTCCTTGTTCCAATAGGAACCTTCGTCATAGGCAAGCTGAGTCAGGTTCTTGGACAGAACGTATGCCTTGTCGCTGGCCAGACCAAACGAAGTACCCAAGCTCTGGATGGTAGCCATGTAGGTCATCGCTTTGGTTGGGTCAACTCCAAGCAGACCTTGCATCTTGCTAATGAGCGCATCGGCTTCACCGCTCAAATTGCCCATAGCATTATGAAACAGGTCTGTTGCTTCATAGAAGTCGTTGAACTTTGCAACGGCATTGCCAAGATATTCAGCAATGGCTTTCAGCGAAACCAGCTTTGCCATGTTTCGCATAAAGCCGTTTATCTGATTGGACAGACTGAGATAGCTCTTACGCTGCTTTTCGTTGGCTGCGGTCACGCGGTTTGCCTGTGTGACCACTTTGCTCAACTGCGGAGGGAGCTTTGCAAAAGCATTGCCCACCTTGTCAAGCTGAGATGCAAGGGGAGTAAGGGCGGCAGACAGTTTTTGGCAAGCAGTAGAAAAGTCACCCACCGTCTTGCTATCCAGCTTTTGCGCAAGGTCAGGAATCTTGTTGAGCTGATTCAAGACGCTTCCGAGATTTTTCAGATTGCTAAAATCCAGAACAGACAACGGAGCAAGACCATTCATCAACTGTCGGGAACTTTCGGCAAGCTGTGTGTAATCAGCTTTGTTTGCTTCAGACACTGCTTTCGGGATTCGGCGCAAAAGGCTTACAAAGCTGCTCAATCCTTCCGGCGCAGTGACGGAAGGAAGATTATTGAATCCGTTCAAGACGGGCTTCACATCGCCAATGTCAGAACTGATGCCCTGCACACCGCTGACCGCTTCCGGGATTTTTTTGATGGCGTTGATGGCACTTTTCAAGCCTTTTGGGTCTTGAACGGTAGCCATAAGGTCAAAAGCATCCGTAACATCGAGCAGGGTATCAACGCTATCAGAAAGAGCGCCCATGCCGGTAAGGGATTCCGGAAGTTTAGCGATGCTCTTTGCCAGTGTACTGATGCCCTTTGCGCTTTCACTTGTATTGACCTTGCTGATGCCATCAATGAACCGAGTAACGCTTTCAAGACCGCTAAAATCTCCCTGCGCGGACTTTAACGCAGTGAGGGAATTGGTGAGCTTATCCAACCCATCAATCACCTTCGACACGTTGCCCTTTGTCCGCAAATTAGAAATGGCGGTAGCGAGCTTGTCGATATTAAGCTCCGCACCGCTGGATTCCGCAGAGATTTCTACGGATAAGCTCGTAATATCAACATCAGCCATCGCTACCACCATCACTTTCCATCATAGAGAACATCATTCTCTTGATTCGCTCCTGCGCCTCAACTGCGCGTTGGTATTCATACTCGTCTTTCTCCTTTTGGGTAAGGGGAATCGGCCTATCCATGTACTTGATGGGGCTAGACCCTTTCTTTCGGAACATATTGCCAACCGTAGAGGAAAGCGCAGATGCCATGTAAAATCCGTTTCTCCACGCTTCCGTGTTGGCTCTGCGTTCCCGCAGTTCCTCTGCGTCACGGTAGACCTTTGCCAGCCAGACATCGCCGTGCCAGAACTGCTCGTAGGTCATGCCGATGGAGATGTAATAGGCTTCTACATCGTGGAACAGCTTGGAGAAGGAGAATGGCTCTTCCTCTCCGTCTGTTTCTTGAGATTGTGCGGTTACACAATCTCCCACGTTGCGTTTTTTGCGGTCTTGTCCTCAGTATCAGTTGCCAGCAGGGACTTGGAAGCGTCCATGAACATCTCAAGCAGCGCAGCCATCAGCTCTTCCTTCTCATCGATATGGGCAAACATTTCGTCCACGACTTTACGCTTGATGCCACGATTCCGGGCGATAAACGCGCCGTAGAACAGGGCGCGGGAGTTGGACAGCAGGTTGGTCATCTGGGTGTACTGGCCAATCTGAAAGCCTGCACGTTCGGTAGCTTCCACGCTGTCACGGGTGAAAGTCAGCTCATAAGTATTATTGCCATCGGGGGAATGAAAATTGATAACCTTTGCAGCCATAATAAATGCTCTCCTTTATAAATAGGGGCAGAACCAAATCCGTTGTTCAGTTCTGCCCGGTTTGATTGATTCGATTTTTGCGGTTTAGCCGCCGTTGATGGTCAGTGCCTTAACGAACTTCGGCTTGGTGTGGAAAATGCAGTTGATGGTCATTTCCACAACCTCATCCACGCCAAAGCCGGACAGACCAACCTGATGCATACCCTGCCAAGTGAAGCCGGAGCCGTCCTGCATCTTAATTGCATAGTACTTGTCGGGGTTCTCTTCGGCAGATTCATCGTAGCCAGCTTTCTGAACCGATTCGTAATCTTCCTTGTTGTAGTTTGCGGTAAACGCCTTAATATCGGACTGGTTAATACCAAAAATCTGCTTCTGCATCGGATCAGACAGGGTGGTGGCATCCAGAAGGTTCGGATCGGAAATCATATCCGGGACATCCTTGATGTCACACAACTTCGTCAATGCAGACTCGGTAGCACCACAATACAGAATGGTATTCAGACCGGAGATAGCAGTACTCATAGAATGTTTACCTCCTTAGTTTCGGTAAATCATTCCGTCCTCTCCGATTGTTGCCCCATAGCTGCAATCAATCCGATAGACGGAATTGTTGTACAGCCCATTCAACGGGGCAAACGATTTTCGATAAAAATTGAGTGGTTCAAGTACAGAATCCACGACGCCCAAAATGGAGCGAGCTTCTGCAATGCGTCCGCTTGTTTTGTTGGAATAGACACGCACACGCAGAGAAACGGCAGCATACTTGCTTCGGCTAGCAGAATCCAGATGAACCGGGAGGTTGCTGTTTTCCTCTATCTGCACACACGGAAACTTCTTGACGTTGCTGTCATTGATTTCACCAGTAACGAAGATGCCGGGCACTTGCTTTCGCAGTTCCTTGGCAACAGCCGTGAAGATGGAATTGAAATAATCAATCAACTATTCCAGACCTCCCTCCACGTTGCTTCGACTTGAGAAGCCATTTCCTCAACAGCCCCCCACATAGCCATAGCTGGTTCATTACCGCTGGTTACGACTAGCGTTCCCTTGTTTTTGTACATCACGGTGTTGGCATCATTGCCGGGGTCTCCGTAGTAACTCCAGTGGTCACGCTTGCCGTTCCCTTTTCCGTAAGTGCCGTGTTCTCCAACACCAGCAGGAAGCTCGCCGCCATAAGCGGAATGCGCTACGCCAGTGCCAAACTCGATAAAGGCAACTGCCTTGCCCTCTGCAACGATGGTACAAGTCTTGTCTTTTTGGTTAATATGGCATTTCACGTCATTGGAGCCAGAATATTTCGCATTGGCGAAACGAACCTTTGCGACTTCAAGCCCCAGCCACGAAAGGCGAAAAGCCAATGCTCTAGCTTTTTTGTTCAGGGTGGTCTTGTACTCCCGTATCTGACGTTCAGCATCACGAAGTCCGGCATCGCTCAACCTCACTTTAATTTTCACTTGCAGCCACCTCTTTCAGCGCATACAACGTGTCCGTGATATGCTCTGCGACCTTGACCACAATGTAATTGAAGGGCTTTGAAACGTCCGTCTGAAACCAGACGTGCGTACCTTCATAAAGCGGTGTGTTGCGCTTTTTGCTGGATGAGCTGACAACATAGCTGTAATCCGTGAATGCTCCAAAAGGGTTTGCTTCCGCAGAACCAGTAGGGGGGCTGACGTTCAGCATCAGTTTTGCGGGGTCGCTCCACGATTCGTATGCGGATTCGCCAGTCTCGTTTCCCCACTCGTCCACAACAGGTTTTTTCTCGCCGATGGGGTTTGAATACCACAGCGGGCGCTTATCCAGAGGACTACCATTGAACATCAGCCGATAACACCTACTCTCGGAACCACTTCGTTAAGCAGGGACTGTGCCACATCGGACGATTCCCACACACGAGTGATACCATTGTTGGTATAGCTCGTCTGTCCGTTTGCACCGATATGGTTGTACAGTTCCGCTGCAATGCGTATCTGCAACGACTGATACTGCAAGGGCAGCTCGTCCGGTCTGTTGCCGAATGGGTAGCCCTGTGCAAATATCTTGTCCTTGGCGAAATCAAGCAGCAGGTCGAAGAGTGGGTAGTCCTCGTCCGTGATTTCACGGTCAAGTGCTGGGGCGATGTACTGCCCCAGCTTGACTGCCGCTTCGGAATACTGGTCTCCCATGCTGCTTTCCTCCTTTCGCCTTAGTAAGCCTTGATGCAGTACACAGCGTCCATGCGTTCAAAGGACGGCAGGACGATTTCAGAAGCATAGACGTTGGCATTGACCGGGTGAATGGTCAGCTCAGTGGTGATGGCAACGCCAGTGTTCACGATGGACACGGATGCGCCAGACTGACCAGACAGCAGGTCGGCCTCTTCAGGAGTAGTGCCGTACCAAGTACTGCCCAGAGCGCCGGAAGGAGCAACCACCACCATGCCATCAGGCAGGTACTTTTCGCTTGCACTGTACTGGTTTGCCTTAAACATCTTGTCGTACAGATGAATCTTCAGACCGGTTGCGGATTCGATAATCTGCCGTGCTTCAGCGTCCAGCAGAACGGCGTTTGCCTTTGCGGTGACGGTCATGAACCGATTCTTCACCTCGTCCGCAGCAATCATGTTGCGGAAGGTGGCAGTGTTCATGTACACTTCGGTCACAACCTCGCCAACGCTTGCCAGGACAGCGTCCTTTGCGGCATTCAGGTCGGCAATGGGGGTGGCGGTGGCAGCAGACCACTTAGACTTGGCGACACCACTGATATCCTTAAAGTTGGTGGATTTCCAGCCGCCGTCTGGGTCGTAGTTGTAGGTGTAGTTCACGCCGTTTGCCTTGATGGTGATGCCGGGAACGCCATTGGCGGGAGCCAGCAGCTGCCAGATCATGCGTTCAGGCACGATACGTGCGCCGGTGATAAGCTGTGCGGTGTCGTCGTACAGGCGGTTCATCACGTCGCGAGCGTAGGGGTCGTTGCTGTCCAGAACACGCAGGATCTCCTGACGGTCTTTCTCGCCCAGATGGTAGCCCTCACGGAAGAACGGCATCTCGGTCTCATCGAACTTGAAGCCCTCACGGGTACGGAACGTAGCCTTTGCATCAAATGCGCTGGGCATCAGGGACACACCCACGCCCTTGTGACCGCGCAGCCACTTCAGGTCGAGACCGGCCTTCTTCTTTGCAGGGAACAGTGCGTCAGATGCGAAGGGCATCGCATTGGTAGGGTCATTCGTCCAATAGGCGGCAATCGCAGCCGGGGCAAAGACTTCCTTAAGATTCAGTGCCATGTTGTTTTACCTCCTATTAAGCGTTCACGCTGATGTTGTCACGGCAGAAAATGCCGGGGACGGCAGTCTTGAGTGCCTTGATTGCATCAGCGTCATAGGTGAAGCTGGAACTTGCTGCCGCCTTCTTGGTGTCGATAACACCGCGAATCAGCAGGGAAGCATTGGGGTTCTCTGCCGGGTCAACGTCATACAGCAGGATGCCGTCAGCGTTGATGGTCTTAGAACCGGTCTCGCCAGCAGCAACAGCTTTCTTGCCAGCCAGCGTCATGGGATAGCCAGCCTTAACCGCAGCAGTTTCGGTCACGGTAAAGGGAATGGCTGTGTAGTCATTGGAAGCAAGGATGGTATCGTTGATTCCGTTGACCGTGTTTCGGGTAAACTTCATGTTTTCCTCCTTGTTAATGGAAAGCACTCATTGCGTCACTCGATGCCTTAGAAGTATTTACGTTCTGCTGTGCAAGGCTCTTAGCAAACGCCACGCCTTCGCTGTCAGAGCCGCCCTTGCCATCCGCACCCGGAGGCGTGGGCATATCCTTCAGCAAAGAAGCCTTGTATGCGGTGTCATGGGCGGTCATAAATTCCGATTGGAACTTAAACACCTTGTCCATGTCGCCGTCAGCCAGCGCAGATGCAGCCTTGCCAGCCAGTTCAGCGTCATAACCCTGTGCAACGAACTTTTCACGGTAAGATGCAAGGGTTTTTTCCTTGACGAGGTTTTCCTTGTCAGCAGTCAGGGCTTCAATCTGTTTCTGCATTTCTGCCAGCTTGTCAGCCTGTTCCTGTGCGGCGTTCTCGTCATCGGTGCGCTTTGCCTTGAGCTGCTTCTTGTACTCGGCTGCTTCACCGTTGGCTTTCGTTACGGCGTTGCGCAGCTTCTCGACCTCTGCGCTAGGGTCTGCAACCTTTTCAAGCGCAGAAATGATTTCATCGGCGGTCATGCCCTCTTTGTAGGCATCACCAAGTAACGCTTTGTAGTTCATATTGTTAATTTCCTCCTGCGTTTTTTTACCGTTGCTTCCCTGCAACGCTGCGAAATTTGTATCCCGGCTTCCCTGCCGGAATATGCAAAGGGTTATTCGCCCTCTGTTTCTTTATTGCTATCGGTAGACTGCTTGTCTCGGCTTCGGTGCTTTCCCATCCTCGCCCAGCTTGCCAGCGGCAATCAAGAACGGTTTGCTCATTTCGTAAGCAGCCTGCGGGTCAGGGAACAGACCGGGCGTTGTGAACGCCAACTGCGGGTCAATGCTCTGGCTAAGCATCTGTGCGAAAATCTGAACCTTGCTCTGCTGGTTATCGTACTGACGGCGGGGCAGTTTGATGTTGATGTCACTTGCCATCAGCTTAGAGCCAGCCGTATCACGCAGGATTTTCAGCATTACAGACAAGCTTTGGCGTTCCGAGAACTTGAACATATTCTCATACTGCTGCGCCCTTGCTTCGGTGTGATTCCAACCGTTACGAACGATAACTGCGCCCACGTTGTCAGACGTTGCGTTTTCACTGCCAGTGGCACTAGGCATAGCAGTCAGGCTGCGGTACACGTTCAACATGGAATCAAGCAAGGTCTGGCTCTGCTGCTGGTCAAGCTCGTTTGCAAGCTGTGCGACCGAAGCTGGCTGACCGGAAGATGACTTCAGGCACATTGCGCCCATAGCCTTAACAGCTTTTAAGGCTTCTTCGTCCACAAGGCAGTTGGTAAACACCATGATGGACTGAATGAACTGTGCCACGCCGTCCAGACGGTTGCTTTCAAGGTCGTTGATGGCATCCAGCACAGGGATAGCCGGTTCAAACAGACCCATGCGCTCCGGGTTGAGCTTGTATTCGACCATCGGAAGCATCCCCAGAGAATGGCTTTCAGATTTTGTGATCTTGCCGTTGTCGATTTCAAAGTACTGGTTTGGCGTGTACACGCAAATCAGGTCGTTCAGGTCATTCTGATAATTGCGCGGGATATGCAGCACGTTGGCAATCGGCTTGTGACCGATGCCGGAGTTGTAAATCACATACGCCATGTCAGGGTCTGGAACGTCCACCAGCAGGGGTGTTTCGTCCGGGTAGTTGCCGCCATACCCCTTGTCAGGAAGAACGATGCGGTATCCCTGTCCACACTCCAACATCCACTGCCAGAGCCGCCGATCAAGCGCGTCCTTGCCCTCATACTGCAAGGCGTTGGACAGGCGGGCGATTTCCTCACCGTCACCTGTTGCCGTTTCAGACCGCACATAAGAGCACGGCGTGCCGCTCATATATCCTGTGTAGAAGCCCACACACTCATTGGCGTGGTTCTCTACAATACGGTTGGTGATTTCAGCGTGGTATTCCTTCGTGCGATGGAGGACAGGCTGACTACCCAAGTAGTAGTTGTGCAGGAAACGAATCTCATTCTTATTCAGTAGATGAATAGGCTCTGCCTTGCCCATTACCACTTTCAGCACATTCTCCCGATTGATTTCCGTCTCCGGCGTTTCAATCGGTCTACGTCCGGTCAGCGGTTCATTCAAGAAGCCGTCAACAACTATCTGATACTCAGCCATGTGTTCCTCCTTTCCGGCAAAATAAAAAGCGCAGCAAGACAAACCTGTTAAGGTCTATCTCACTGCGCTTACAACTGCGCTTCAAAAGCTATTTAGTTCTTAAACTTCGGAACGGAGACCCATGTTTCTTTTGGAAGGTTAGAATCTCCAATTGTAATCCAATGGCAAAGGGGGCACAGAAGAGAGAACTTGCCTTCCACTTCGCCAAGATAACGTCCGCAATCACACGGATTGCCGTTTGCGTCTTCTCGAGGACGCTTACACCTAACTTTTGCTACCATCTGTGCTCCTTTCGTTGGATTTCTGGAAACAGGCTGTTGAGCACAGACCTGTCAGAAGCTACTGGGAAACTATTCGCACTTCCAGCCGTGCTATTCTTCGCCCGAAGAAAACCATTGCAGCCTTTACATTCAGTTGTCGGACAGATGTAAAACGGGTAAGCTACAATTTTGGTGCTACATAATGGATTTGAACCAATGTATGCTCGGATATGAGCCGAGTGCTCTAACCATACTAAGCTAATGTAGCATAAAAACCCGGCTTGATTGGTTAACCGCTGCTCTTTGCAATGCCATGCCTAAACATTACATTGAGAGCCGGGAATAGCGGTGGAGGTTTTGGAGAATAAGTCCATGCAAAGCTAGGTAGTTGGTTGTGCTGCGTAACGGAATCGAACCGTTGCTTGCCAGCAGTGGGGGAGACAGACTGGCATTCCCCAAACAATTGGAAACGCAACATATAAAGCCCGGTGAAGGCGAAAGAGTGAGAAAACCTCCACCGGTGAAAGGAGGAATATGCTTGTTGACACGCACGCGAGTAAAATGACAAAACCTCGCGTGCAAGCTATTCCTTTAAGGGAAGTTGCAAAACTTCCTGCGTACATTATAAGCCTTGTCAAGTGATGAAATCAAATAAATAGACCCAGCGAACACAATATATTGTGTTTTTAATCAAAAAGGCCTCTTGACAGGCTCGATTTTACTGATTCCGTTATACAATTCATCGGCAAGCTGCGCCAGACTGTCCGGTGCATCATCGTGCGGAACTTTGCCAAGCTGCGTGAACATCGTCACCTGCTCCATGAACGCCTTGTACTCTTTCGACTGGTGTTTCTCGTCAAGGAAGTAGAATCGTTTGATGTCCGGCGCATACTGAATAATTCTGGACAGCTTGCTTTGACCACTGGGCGCACGTTGGCTGCGAACAGAGCAGTGATAACCCTGCTGCCGGAGCTGGCTGTCAACAACGTCACAGTATTCATCGCCACCGTTGTTGGCTTCGCCACGCACCACATTGATTTTGTGCTGGATGATTTTGCCCACGACTTCCGGTCTGGTCACGGTCTTGTCTCCGTTATTGAACACAAGGTCAGGGATGAACACGGCATCGCCGTACACATAAGCGATAGGACAGGCGGTAAAGTCACCGCCGCCCCATGCAATATCCATGACCATGAGCTTGCGATCAGGCTCTCCATCAGGCAGAACGCCGTTGAAATACCGCAGTTCATCGGCAGGGAACAGCAGACCTTCACGCACATAGGGTTTGCCCATGTACTTTGCCCACCATGTTGCATCGTCAATGCTGGCTTTCATGTCTGCATAGTAGGCATCGTCAAATCCCACGCCGTAGTCATAATTGAAGTTGCTGTGTCCGCTCTCGTCTACCGCAGGAATCACCCGAAATCTGTACTTTGGGTTGTCTGCATACTGGTTCTGGATGCGTCCAAGAGGGTCAAGCACGTTCCAGCGTGTGCCGACCATCAGCTCCAATGCGCCCTGCTTTTTACGGTCTTTCAGCTGGTTTAGGTAAGCATCGTACTTGTTGTTCAGACGCTCAACGTTCAGGCTTTCTTCCAAGTCCTCAATCAAGTCATCGCTGTACAGCACGCCGCCCTCGCCAATTTCAACTGCGCCGGTCAGCGTACCGCCGATTGAGCGGCAAGTCAGGGTGGGGAAACGCTTCTTTCGGTTCAGATCAACGCTTTCGTCCTTTGCGCTCTTGTCCACAAGCTGAACGTCAGGGAAGATTTTGCCCCAGTTGTAGGTCACAGGGTCAGTGATGATGGACAGCACTTCGCCATAGAAGCCGTTAGTCAGCTTGTCAGAATGTCCGCTCATGACCGATGCAACGTCCGGGCGGTTGCCCATCAGCCATGTGATGAAAAAGATGCACAGCGTACTGTTATGGGTAGAAATCAGCCGTTTGCCAGCGCAATATACGCCGCCCTCAACCTGAATGCAGTTGCCCTGCTTCGGCTCGATGCGCTCAAACCCGCAAAATGCCACACGGCGAGGTTTGGAGAACTCCTTTAACTGCTTGCGAGGAACAACGCAGGGAATAGGGCAGGTAGGATTAAAAGAGATGGAATAAACCGTCAGATTTCCTTTAATGCCACTAGATGATACACGAGGTGGATATTCAACCACGCTACATCTCCATCCAAAGGTAGAAACCAGCGTGACAAAATCATCTCTCATTTGCAGCTCTGTGGTAGAAAAAGCGTACCGATGCTCTTTTGCCCGTAACGTACCGTCTGTATCGAGCAGCCCAGCAAGCAATTCCATGCGCTGTGCAATGCTGGCTGTAAAGTATTCTTCTGGGATGTGCTTCACGCAGCGGCGGTGACTATGGCACATATCGCCTTTTTGGAGTGCCTGTCGCAAGCCAGAGAATCCGTAGTACTCAACGCCAGTATCCTTATGGACAGTGTGCCAGCTAACAGGGTATCCATCGTTAATAACACGCTCAACAATCACTCGATCACAAGGAGGTTCGCAAATATCCGGGTGCTGATTGCGACCATCGCCAAGCCATGCACCCAATGTGTACGGCTCAACAGGCAGTTTCTTATATTCTCCTTCGACAAAATTTTTGAACGGAACCTGATAGCAGAATCTTATACCGTCCTTCGTGTCGGCAACATAATCTTCCATCATCCGCTTGGTTTCGATTACATCAAATCCGTTCTTATGCCGGTTAAAGACCGGCCACTCGTGGTTTTCGTGGCAGTCAATGTATGTGCCGTCAGAGAAATGGCATCGCACATCAAGCTGGCACTTAGGAGATACAGCCAGCACCTTTACAAACTTGCCTTTTGGACTGATAACTTCATCACCAACCTGCAAATCGCCGTGATTCTTCCAGCCGTTTCGCGTAAGAATTGGTGTATCATCACTCAAAGCCTTACCCACGCGAGCCGGAAGACTGACCCCCAAGAAATCTATCCGCTTATAAAACAAGTCCTCCAGGTCATCTGCCAGCACTTTCAGCACTCTGCGTCTTGGTTGATAGAACTTCTTCTCCGGCGCACGATTCCATTCAAGGTAAATGCAATAGCTGTCGAACACATCCTTTGCTTCAAACAGGTACGTCCGGCTGATAATGTCATAGACCTTCGCCACGTCCTCGCCTGTTTTCATCTTGCCCATCATGGCTGCACAGACAGAGCGGAGCTCACCAGAGTATTTGTAGGCATCGAACCGCTTGTCTTGCGACAGAGCGTCTCTGAGGTTCACGACCGCCTGAAACCAGTCCTCATAGACCTGTGCTTCGGTCGGATTCTGCTTTGCATACGCTTTGATGCTATCAATGATGGCGATACACTGCTTTGGCTGCATAAAAAATAGGCACCCCCTACCTGAAAATGTAAAGAGTGCCTACAACTGCACAAAAATCAAATATTCGGTTTTTATAATGCTGTTTCGGAAAATTGTTTACTATAATTCATTTTTGCTGGAATCATTTTGTTTTATTCGTGTAATCGAATAACGTAGAACCAGATTTGCAAGGCCACCAATAAATCTTCCGCAATTTTTCTTTCAGCCTTACAAAAAACAACGGTTCATACCATCTTATCGGACGAATACCGGGATGCTCGTCATCCCCTAGCGTAACATAGCCCATATCATAAATATGAGTAGCAAGAATCACGCCGTCTTTATCATGCGAACCAGAGATCACGCTGTAAAGCCATTTGTCCTTTTCTATTGCATCTCTCAATTTTGGAAGGGAATAGTATCCATCTCGCAAATCCGGCTTCTCTTTTATAAGTGTGTCCATCATTTGTGCCGCAGCCCCTTTATATCCAAACACTTGATAACGATAAAGCAGTTTATTCATTCCATACCTCTTTCTTTGATTATACAAGCGTTGGCTTCGGTTCTTCATCCCCAAGCATCAACTTGTAACTAAGATACTTTTCGATGATAATGTGTCTTTCTGCCAGTGTACCGTAAATAAAGACGAGAGCATCTTTAGCAGCATCGTATTCATTTGGGAAAATGACAATTTCCTCGTTTGCAAAAGTCACGGTGCAGTTTTCCGAATGACAGGCTTCCAAGAACCGCTTGATTTCAAGGAAACCACCAAAATCAAGCATAGACCGTAGCGTGATGCTTCCGTTCTTAACAATCAGTTCTTCTCCCTGCATATTATCCAGCCTTTCTCTGTTCAGCAATCCGATACCATGTCTGGCGGGTCACACCAAGCTGTTTTGCAGCATCGGTAACTGTCAGCAAACGCTTTTCCACCTGTTCATGCAGAACATCAAAGAGGTTGCGGTCGTACGCGGTTGGCTTGCGACCTTCCCTGTAATCGGGGCGCTGGCTGGCAATCTTCTTGCCCTCTCTGGTGCGCTCAACAATCATGTCACGCTCAAACTCAGCGAATGCAAGCATCACCGTGCGAATAACCTTGCCGGTGGGAGAATTGTTCATAACCCCCATGTTCAGGATGTTCACCGAAACACCCTTATCAATGAACTGGTCTATCAGTTCAAGACCATTCTTGGCAGAACGAGCAATACGGTCAAGCTTCGCCACGATCAGCGTGTCTCCCGGCTGAATTTCAGCCATCAGCTTGTCAAGTTCAGGTCGATGCAGCTTCGTTCCGGTGTAAACATCCGAAAAGATTTTCTGTGCGCCGTTGGCTTTCAAAAGTTCAGACTGGGCTTCAAGGCTGTTGCCGTCAATCGCCTGTCCAGCGGAACTGACACGAGCGTAACCGTAGATCATTCAGAATCACCGTCCTTTACTCTATGTCTATACCTTCGCAATTTTTGAACTGTGCGTCACGAGGAACAACTACAATTTTATAGCCCATCATATTCAGCATTTCGTTTAGCTTATTAACGCTAATATTTTTTTGAGAAAGACGTTCGCTTAAAGTTGGCTGTTTAATTTTAAGCCTGCTGCAAAGCTCTGCTTGCTTTATGTCCTCTTTTCTCATAACTTCTTTTACCGCTTCTCCTGCTTTCATTTTTGCACCCTCTCTTTCTTGATGCTATTATATCAGATGAACCCTATAAAGTCAAGACATTTCTGATATTTCCACAAATAACAAATAAGAAAAGCCAGTGGTTAGAGAACATCTAGCCGCTGGCTTTTTGTGTTATGCGTTAATCTTGAATAGCAACCACTTCATAAGAGCTATAACCAGTAAATCCACTCAATGGATAAAGCTCAAACGATGCTGTTTGGCCCGAAGCAAGGCTGTCCATGATGTAAGTATACTCACCGCCAACAGGAACTTCATTGCCTTCGGTGTCTTTCATTTTGTAAAGAACAATGACCTTGACTGCATTGCTTGTAAACTGGCTATTGTTTGTAACCTGTCCAGTGAATCGCAAATCATAGCCGGAACCACGTTTGGAAACATTTGTAACAGCAAGTTCGCCAGCACGAACAATCTGATTGGCAGGGCTTGCTTCGTGAACGTTCCAATTCTCTGCGCTTGTCGTATACTCAATTCTTGTCGGCTTAACACCATCGGAATCAAAAGCGATATAATCGCCATACCAATAAGAATCACCCTCGCCAACCCAGTCCAGCGTTTCAGAATCGGTCTTTAAGACGGAGCCATCTTCGCCGTATACCGTGACATTCAGCGAAACAAAATCAACTGCCCAATCGGTGTTGGGATTTTCAACCAGAACTGCGTAAAACACATAGTATCTCGTTTTGCCGTATTCGTACTTGGTTTCAAGATGGCTATGGGATTCTTTGATCGTTATGGGTTGCACCTGTGTTGCATTGGTCTCTTCCAGCTCAATAGGAGCAGACCATTCATCGGGTTTCGCTGTTGCCATTGCGCTAATAGGCATGGCAAGCATCATAGCCGCTGCTAGAGCCGCCGCAATGATTCTCTTTCTCATTTTTGATTCTTCCTTTCTTTGGCTAAAATTTTATATAACGCTTGAAATACCATGTGCCATAAGATACACACCAAAAACCAAAAAAGCGGCGCCGATAATAACGCCCCATATTGAAGCGGCAATCTTTTCGTTCTTTTCTCTCTTTTCTTTGTTCTTGTCATTCTTTTGGTCCATTACAGATTCCTCCCTTTCAAGGCTTGTAAGGCAAGTATAACACAGAAGCCAGACCCTTTGTAGGGGTCTTTTTGTTTTTGCGGGAAATTTTTGGATTGTGCATAGAGAGCAAGATTAAAACTTGTGCAAATCACTTCACTTTCTTCATCGGTCTGCCATTAGGAAGCTGCGGTGACTTGATGGCCTGTTCCCATGTCATTCCCTTCTTCTTCACTCTATAAGTAACGGTAGGGACAAGCAGCCCGTATTGTTCACACCATTCTGACAAAAATTTTGTTTCTCCATCCATCGTAATTGTCATGCCGTGTTTTTTGTAAAACTCGGGTCTGTTGAACTCGCTTCGTGGACGCTGATTCGTCATCTGTTCTTTCATTGTCGCCCATCGACAGTTTTCGGGACAGTAATTGCCGTCATTGTTAATTCGGTCAATGCTTAACTCGTCACTATATCCATGAGATAATGCCCAATCTTGAAATGCCTTGTAATCGTCAATCCATTCATCGCAAATAGAAATCCCTCTTGCACCATAATATTTATAAGCAATCGACTTGGGATTATAGCATCTCTGGTGCATACCATACCAAATATTAGCGATTCGATGATTTACGCATCCGTATATTTTTGATTCCATCTTTCTTGCAACGCAATTAACGCCGCAAGACTTTGCCGTACCACCTGACAGCTCTACTGCTCGAACATTTTTGATGTTCCCGCAGTCGCACTTACAAGGGAATGCGCGGTTTTTCTTGTTATATGCGCCTATAATTTCAAGATGCCCAAATCTGCGACCAATCCAATCTTTGGAATCATATTTTCCATAATTAAAATTGCAAGGGCATTTTTCGGCAATGCCATCAACCACTTTCTTTCCAGAGCGTTGCGACTTCTTGTGGCATCTAGTGCATTCGCAAAGCCAGCCATTGCCGCCCAATGTTTCAAGCACTTTCCAAGTGCCAAACACCTGCCCAACATACTTTTCGTCATGGTATGGATACAGGCGAGAATATGTTTTTTGAGCATCGGCTTCTTTTTGTTTTTTTCGGATTTTTTCACGTTCTTCTCTTTCCGCTGCATTTTTTGCAAGTCTTACCGCCTTGCGTTCTTCTCTCATGCAAGCGCAATGCCCGGAGTTTCTTCCAGCAACATAATCCTTGCCGTTCCGGGTTGTTCTGATTGCTCCACAATGAACGCATTTCAACGTCCATATCTGTTTTGCCCCGTTCCTCATATCATCTGCGGGCTGAACATCAATAACTTCAAAATCTCCATACACTTTTCCGATTCGCTCTTTATAGAAGCCATCGCACCATTTTTCAAGAGACCATTCAGATTTGTCCATACAATCCTCCTTGTATCGTTATTTTCTTGTTCTATTATACCACTTTTTTAGTGGAAGTACAATGTTTATTACACTATATGTGGGGTTTCTTTTATGTGGCAAGGATGGATGAAATATTCACCCACCCAACCCCCGGCTCTCCCTGTATACCCCGCCGGTCAACTCCTGCCAGCCCCAGCGCACCCGGAACGGCTACACATCACAGGCAGCAGCGCAGGCCACACCAAATGCAAGCGCAGACCATGCAAGACACGCTGCACCGGTCTGCACTCGATACCAGACCGCCCACGCCGGACAGATCGTGCCGGTGGCGAAACGCTGGAGGGCGTGGAGCGTGTCCGAAACTGAGCAGATTTGGACAGCACAATTTTTCCATTTTGTGCCAGAAAAATAAATCAGAAAAATCTTATATTTTCGTCCAAAAGGTATTGACATATAAGATATATCTGATATAATAGAATCAAGATAAGACATATCTGATAAACCACATCACGAAACACCAAAACAGGAGGACAAAAGCCATGAAAACCACATTAAAAGATATTCGCCGCTATGTTACCACCAACGCCGCAACCGACTTGACCAAAAAGAACTTTTCGGAGATTGACGCAATCCGCGTTGAGGAATGCGGGTTTGAGTGCATCGCATACAGCACCGGCATTTACGGCTGCACCGGCGCTCTAGTAAAGGGTAACACGTCCGGCAAGCTGTACGCCGTCACCGCTCGCACGTCTGCGCTGTTCCAGGTTATGTGATAGGGAGGTGCAACGGCATGATGATAACACTTGACTTTTCCCAGTGGGCTGCAATCTGGTACGTGGGCGGCATGATCTCCGGCGCACTGGTTATGATTGCATTTCTTAACAGTTAATAAGGAGGGCTAAAAAATGACGTTGTTCGAAGAAAAGGTGAACGCATACCGCGAAAACAAGCGGCTTTTGGAAGAGCTTGAAGCAATGAACGAAAGCATTAAAGCAGATATTATCTGCATGATGCAGGGCGCGCCAGAAATGACGCAGGGCGCCGCAAAAGCCATTTACAAGGACGTGCAAAGCGTCCGGTTAGATAGTAAGCTACTCAAGACGCTGCACCCGGATATATACGCAGAATGCAGCAGCAAAACCACCTACAAGCGTTTTAGCGTGGTATAAGGGGGTGCAAGCTGTGATTTTATCCGCGATCTTGTTTTGTTTTTGGTTTTTTAGTGCTTTGTTTAAGGCAAGCAAGTGAGGAGGTCTATATATTATGACTAGTAATAAGGGATATGACGCAACGACCGGACTATATACCACCAGATACTATGCACGCAAGGTTTGCCCCGGTGACTGCGTCGTTGTCAAGGTCTGCGGCGGCTATACCATCATGACGGCAGCAGATTATAACATCTGGCGCCACCAGCGCTGACGCAGCCCAAAAGGGCAAAAAACTTTCTGTAAGTCCTGTTTTTAGGGCTTGCAGTATGATATACTAGTGACAGCAAGACCACGCAAGGAAGGAGCGTATAGAATGAAAGTTATTGAAGGGTTTAACGAATTTTCCCGCAAAATGTCAGCCGATGAAAAAAAGATTTTCGCCCAACTTATCAGGCGTGGCGCTGGGGCAGCCGTCAAAATCGGCGATGCAGTATACTTTTACTGGGGTGATAATATCGGCCCCCGTCCCGCTTCCCGTTTTGACAAGTTTAACAGCTTAGAAAGCTACAAGAGAAAAGACCTTCCCGCCGTCGTATATCATGTATCTTATGAGGAGTGGTATTATCAGCTGACAGAGTACGACGACGACGAAATGAAAGCGCTTTTTGATAAATATAAAATCTGATTCATAAGCAATAATTTTACCCCGCCCACGCTGGCGGGGTTTTATTTTGCCTTGCATTTGCTGAGGGTGCAGGGCTTTTATTTTTGCCCGGCGGCGTACAAGCTACATACAAGCGTTTACAGCACGTTTTGTGCAGTCCATGCAGTTATATCACACAAGCTGCAAAACAGCGCACAGGGCTTTACAGGGGCATTTCCGTTAATTTGACCCATTCCAAAGCACACAATACAGCAGTCACACAAGCCGCCTATGCACCGCTTGCACCACACTAGAGGGCATACCATCAAGCGCAGCACCTCCACCGATACCAGATACCGCCGCCACACCGGACGCTGTACAGGGCAGGGCAGCCGCCTATTATAATAAGGTATATAAGGGTGCGCCCTGTTATGGATCCATGCTAGACGGTGCAGCACATCGCAGCTCATGCCAGCGGCGGCGGGTCAGTGCATCCGGCTTGCATCTTGTACAGGGGACAGCCCGGAGGCTTGCGATCTAGCACCGGTCAGCAGTCAGAGCGCACCGGCTAACACGTTCCACCCGGCGGGGCAGTCAAGCGGCAGGGGCGCGGCGGGCGACGCGGAACCATTGACGGCTACCGCCGTATCTCTTTTCGGGCTTTCGCCCGATAGCCAATAGAGGTCAGCAATAATCGCAGCGTTCCGGCTGGAATAGTCGCAACAGCTTCTGGAATAGTCGTAGCCGATAGTCGTAGTTTATCCCGGAGGATAGTCGTGGAATAGTCGTAAAGTCGTCAGACGGCCAGTGTTTGAAAGTCCTATATATAGTATAGTAACGAGCTGTCCGCTGATAGTCGCAGAGTAATAGTCGCATCATTTTCTTGCGAATTATCGTCAAATAATCGTGTATTTTTTGTGTGAAATAGTCGTTTGCCTTTTAGAGAAAAGGAGATGCGATAGTCGCTAAGCCATCAGACCACCAAAAAATCAATATGTGTCTTGACACCTATCAATTTTATTCTCCATCACATTACCTCAAAATCTTTAACCACCGTACTTATTATAATAGTCGCAGACAATTACTCAATCTTTTTAACTATTATTCTGCCGAAATAGTCGTATCATCCGATTCGGCTCGTTCTTTTCAAATTTAATTACCGACAACTGCAATCATATCATACCAACCAACTAGGATTATCAATTTTGCAAATACCTCAATACTTTCAAATACATCAATACTTTTAACTATCTAATAAGACTATCAGACTGGTCAGATGCTTTCAATCTGTAATCAACCGCTCATACGGTTATGCAACATTTATACATATTTAACTGACTGCAAAATGAAGTCAATCCTCCATGTGAAATAGTCGTAGAGGGCGGCAGGTCAGATAGCCCATATTCAGCCAATAGAACCTGACGGTAGATGCCGGTCACGGTCTGCTCTGCTGGCTAACAGTGTAGCTTTTGGAGATAGAGGGTTGTAGGGGGAAAGAACCTTTACAAACGATTGAACTCTGGTTCACTGTACTGTTGCTTCTCTTGCTCTCTGTCAATCCACATATCAGCAAAGGCCTTCCAGTTTGTTATAGGCTTTCCGGTCTTAGTCATCCAACCTGTTCCCTCATAGTAGTTCATGAACCTGCTGGCAAGCCTATTCTCACATCCAGCATCCAAAAAATACTCGCTCACATCCTCGAAGTCCGGCGTGCTTGCGTTTCCATCGGGCGGGTCGCCCGCTTTCTTAATAACTTTTTTTCTTTTCTTTTCTTCTATATTAAGGAGGTGAACGATTGTTCCCCTCACAGGTGAAGCATCGTTCCCCTCAGAGGTGAATGATTGTTCACCTCCTTTTTCGCTCTTTGAAGATTCTTCCGGCACTTTGACGTATATCTTATCGGGCTTGTTCTTGCCTTCACGCTTGCGCTCGATCAACCCGGCTTCTTCCAGTTCTTTCAGAGACTTCTTAACCCATCGTTCCGTGAATCCAGTATCGGCAGCAAGGTCTTTGATGGGATACACGATGTATACTCGCCCTAGTTGGTCAGCAAACTTTCCGCTTCTGCTTGCCCTCTGTGACGACCTTGCACGATTGAACAGGTAAATGTAAACAATTTTCTCTGTTGGGCTAACGCCAATAGTCGAGAGGAATCGAGGGTAAACCATGTACCCATTGACCTTTGTATCGGCTGTCATGTATTCCATTTTCTCCTCCTGCAATAGTCGTAAACCTCTACATTGCGCTCACAGCCCCGTAGAGCCGTGCCAGAGCTGTTTTCTGTGTTCAGTCGATAAGTTTGTCGTCTGACGCTAAAAGCGTTTGCAGGGCTTCTGTGCGCATATATGCAAAAGGCTGCCATTGCTGACAGCCCATGTGCTCAATCCATCCAAGTATACTCTTGGAACCGTTGAATCTGCTTGTTAAACGTGATGGGAAGGTCGCCTATCTCGCCTTCCTTGTTCTTGCTCAGCCGGAATAGGTACTTGTCGGGGTTATCGCCGGACAGAAGGATGATTGCATCTGCGTCCTGTTCAATCTGTCCGCTCTCTCGCAAGTCGGAGTTAGTAGGCGTTGCTCCGGGCTTGGATGGGTTTCGATTAAGCTGTGCCAGTGCCACCACAACAATGCCTGTGGTCTGTGCCAGTTCGTGCAGGGCAATGGATATAGCTGTAATGGCGGCATATCTGTCCTTTGCGCCTGTTTCGTGGATAAGTTGAAGATAGTCTACGAAGATGACCTGAGCCTTTTTACGGAGAGCCTGAGCCTTCATCCACGCCACGTTCTTTCCGGCAGCGGAGCGGATATATAGGGGAATCTTCATGTTCTTTGCCTGTCCGTCAATCTCATTCAAGCTGACCGCCTTATTTTTCACCGTGTCCAGAGGGCAGTATATTTGATTGGCCATCAGACGTGCTCCTAGCTTGCGTTTGCTGGTTTCTAAGCTGAAGTAGTACACGGTGTAGTCCTGCTTTGCCATGCTTGCTGCTATTTGCAGAGACAGGGCTGTCTTGCCAGCAGACGGTCTGCCGCCGATGATGATGAAATCGCCCGGTGAGATGTGCAGCGCTTCATCCAGACGCTCTAGGCCTGTCTTGATATACACAGGCTTTTCGTCCATGTGAAGCACATAGTCGTTCAGCACATCCTCGTATGTCCACGCATCTTCTTCCTCAGCTTTCAGGCTCATTGCTTCGCCCATCTGCTGGTAAATGTCTGATAGATCAGAATAGTCGGTAAGCTCGCTGGCCATCTGGAATGCCAGACCTTGCACACGAGTGAGTGCAGCTTGTTCTCTGATAAGCTGTACCCAACGCTGCATCTGCTCCCTGTCAATTCGCACACACTCTGATTCACAGGTTTGTACACACGCCAAGAGCGTCTGCGCTACGTCTGGATGCTGCGTGTTTATTTCGACTATATCTATCTTACCCCTAGCCGTCCAATAGCCCTGAACAGCCGCAAAAGCGTCTCTCAGCTCAGGTCTGAACAAGTCAAGTTCAAGGTCTGGTATGATTTCATCCACAACGCCCGGCTTGCAGAGCATCAGCGCACCGATAAATACCGTTTGAACGTCCATTGTCATAGTCTAGGAAACTCCATCTCCGTACTTTGCTCGTACTGGTCATCCTGTTTTAATGCGTAAATGTCCTGCCACCCGGCATAGATGCTCTGGTCAAGAATGGCTTTCCAGTCGTGCCGATCAAACTTTTCCAGCTTGTTGCAGAGCATCTGTTTTGCCCGGTCTGTCATAGGCTTTTTGATTCTTGTACGCATCTGTGCGAACTCTCGCAGGGATTCCAGCAGGGCTTTATCGCCATGAGCAAAGTCGGAGAAGATGTCAGGTTTCTTTTTGACCGCACTCTCCGGCAAGGTCTTGATATTCATCTGACTGTCAGTTGATACAATGGGCTCATTGTCATCTGACTGTGAGCTCATAGATGAGCTGACCTTCATCTCATTTATGACATGAGGATGAGCTGACTTTCGTGTAGACCATCCTTTTGACGCAATATCGCTTCTTTTCAACTCTTCATCGAGCAGATGTTTAATCAAAATGAAACAAGATTCTGCCTTTTTTGAGTTCAAAGTTGCGTCTTTTCCTTCAAAAACGTATGCACAGATTGCATCGTAGAGTTCTAATTTCTCTTTACTTTTCAGTGTGGAGATGGCTTCAAAGTAGTATCGTTGGAATGTAAAGCTGTCTCGTTTTTTGTCCATGCTTAATCCTCTTTGTAGCGTTTGTTCCATACTTCGATGGCTTTTTCCTTGCCAAATGTTACAGAAGTGCTCACCCCGCATTTTCCGCAGACTACCCAATTAGCCATGTTAATGTCAAGTGGATGAAGCACTTTTACAGTCGGCGGTTCCGCACCGCAGAACGGGCATCTCTTGAGTTCTGTCATTTTCTAAATCCCTCTCTTGTTCTTGTGATTCGCTTATGCGCCTTGACAGGCCTTGCGCCTTTGCCGTACGCTGGGCGAATATGTTTTGCCTTGATGTACCCGCAAGGCGGCTTCGGCCCAAAGTCGAAAAGGCTCAAGTCCATAATGATGATGCCAAACTTCTTGTTCGTCATGCTTACTGCTCCTTACGCATACCATTTCGGTGCTTCGTTAAAGATTTCCACGCCTTCTGTAAAGCCAAGCCTATCTAAGGTTTCTCACATAATGCCATCCATCGCGCCATGCACCCGCTCCTCATCATCTCCATATGCTCTGTACGCCTCTCGCATGGCAGCCGTAAACGAGTCAATCATATCTTGTGTAACAACGATATTGTTTTCCATAAGCCCTCCTATACCATCGGAAACGTCATTCAATGCGTCACAGGACGCTGAATGTTCGGGTCAATAGTCGGTGTTGTATCAATAGCATCCAGCACCTTATCGTAGAAAGCTCCTCCATCGGGATTCGAAAACGAACTAGCTCTGTCTGCGTCCAAAGCGCATTTTTCAATCTTCTGGCGCAGCGCATCTGCATCAATCGGCCTCATATCTGTCAACCCTCCGGCGCATAAATGCGCATCCAATGTGTGACCGTCACGTTATCCGGCAGTCTCTCGCCTATTTCGTCCCAAAACTGACCGTCTGCGTAACAGCCAAGAAAATACGCTGTCGGCGAGAAGCCTTGCAACATTTTTCCATCTTTATCACGCCACGTTGTCTTAGCCGCAAGCAACAAAGGCTACGTCCGCTCTCGTGACGGTTCGCTTGCTGGATGCCAAAGTGTGTTAGCCATGCGCGTTCTCCATTTTCGCTCCACAGTTCGGGCAGTAGTTCCAACGTGTGTGATGATTTTTTGTGTGGCATCTGCTACACTCGAACCTTGTGAACGTATCGTCCTGTACAATCCATTCAGCGGTACGCTCTAAGGCTGTCGGAGCATCTTCCACAATGTCAATGGCATCGCCAATGCCGCAAGCACGGCATCTAACTCCATTGTAGTTCTCGCAGCCATCGCAATATGCTTTCTGGATTCTTTCAATAAGTGCGTTTCGTTCAAGATATTCTGGATAATTAGCCATTGTCTTTTACCTCGATTGTTGGTGCAGTGTCGATGTAATCAAGCACATCATCTAGCGCATATCCCATGTAGGCGTACTCAACAGTAAACTCTTGCTCTAATTCCTGCATCCATTCTTCAATGCGTTTCCGTAGTGCATTGGCATCAATCGGTCTGGCTCTCATTGCTCGTCCTTTCTTCAAATCGTGTTATTCAAACTTAACCGTAAACGCTAAATATGATTGCAAACCCAACAAGAAAGAAAAGAACATTGACTGCTACAACCGCAAGGTTATGTTGTCTATGTATTTTTCCAAAGTTCTAAGAACTATATATTTTTCGAGCAAATAAATCGGAAAAACGAACACAAAACCAATCATTGTCGTCAAAACAAAACCGAGTACAATTTCAAGCAAAGACATTTTTCTTTCTCCTTTCAATCTCCGTGCAAACCGCCTTGTAGAACGCATCCCACGTCTCATAGTCGCAGGAATCGCCAAAGTCAAATCCTGTCCGCTTGCGCTCTGCAATGTCACGTTCAAAGCAATCCAACGTCTTGTCGGTCAGCTCCGGCAGAAGCGAGATGATGTATCTGCAAACAAGACTAGGCATATATGACCGTCTGCCCAAGCAATAGCGGACAGCGCAGTTGCAGACCGCTCCGAAGTCGTCATTGGTTGGGTCTACCATGCCTTTTGGCACATCCGACTTCAAATCGTTCACGCTGCATTGAAGGGCTTCTGCGAATTTTGCCAGCCGCGTTTCCTTCTTTACGCCACGCTTTTGCTTTTCAACGGCACTGACGTACGCACTGGTTGTTCCAATCATCCTCGCAACATCTTTCTGCGTGATGCCAAGTTCAATCCTGCGCTTCTTGATTTTCTCCCCTGTTGTCATCTTTCTTCTCCCAGTCTTTGCACACATAGTCTGGTTCTGCAAAATAAGTCTTGCACTCAGACATACCATTGCAGCAGACCCACGAAAAGCTGTCATACCATTTACAGTTTGAGCAGGACTTGTCCACAGTTTGGCATAAAAGTTTCCCTTTGCTGTCCAGTAGAATGCCATTGCTCAGCCTGATTACATTACTTTCGCTCATCTTTCTTCTCCCATTCCTTGCAGCCACGTTCGTCCCACACAAAGTCTGCAAGCCGTTTCTGCACACGAGGAACAAGCTGAACCTTGTCCAGTTGTTCCATCGTGATTTCATCCGCAAAGCCAACGCCAAGCTCAGGCGGCGGGTCTGTTGCCCAGATGATGTTCTTTCCTGTCGTGTGGTCTTGCAAGAGGACAGGAAGGAACGTGCGTAGGCAAGGGTCGGAGAAGTCAATCAGTTTTCCCATTGGTCAGCCCTCACCATGATTTCGTTTTCCTCTTTCAGCCAGTCCTTGACGCAATGAAAGCAATGCTCACGGTTCTGGCAACGCTCCGGGTCACGATGCTTGATAAGCTCGCAGATGCCCGGTGTTAGGTTCTCCGTGATGTCATCGTCCGTCATGGAGTGAATGAAATCGCCGTTAGTCATGTTCTTCCACCTCTCTGTACTCCACTTCAATCTCCTTCGGCAAAGCCGTCTGGTACTTCTGGGCGAGCTGTTCTGCGCTCTGGGCATCGCCCAACGGTTGTTCAGGCGGCGCAACGGTGACTTCCACGTTGTCACGCATACCAAAGTAGTTCTTGGCTCGGAAAATCCACTCTGCCGGATTCTCCTGACCGTACATGCCGTTGTACGCCCACATGGACTGCATTTGCAGAATAAGTTTCAGAATGTACTTCTGCTGCAAGCTGTCGTCACGGCGCTTGCCTGTCATAATCTGTCTCAAGCTAGGCCATTCGATGCCCAGAACCAGCGCAATCCATTCCACCACAGGGGAGATTCTAGCTTCGATGCAAGCGTCAAAGAAGAAGTCAAGGCGTTGCTGCACTTCAATGGGGTTGTTCATGTCCACGCTCGGAAGGTCGCCAAAATACTTGGCTGCAATCATGCCGATGACCTTCTTGTCCTCTTCAACACCAATTCTTGACTGCAAATCGCCCGTATTCAGCATCTTAGACCTCGTGATTGCCAACTCCTGTTGTTCTTTCACTTTTTTACTCACCTGTGAGCGGATAGATTTCCGCTTGTTAAGCATCTGTTGTTTCTTCTTCTCACGCTCTTTCTCACGCTTCGCAGCGGCTTCTTCTTTTGCCTTTTGTGCTCGCTTCTCACGCTTTTTCTTTTCAGCTTCGGTCAGCGGCGGTCTGCCACGACCACGCTTCGGGGGTGTTGCCATGTATCAAACCTCCTTTGGCGGTTCAGGAAGTGGCATCCAATGGGTAACGGCGTATGGAATTTCACTCCCGACTTCTGCCCAATTTTTGTAAAAGTCCATAAAGCCAAAAATCGTATCGCCGTTATCGCAAAATGCAAGAACTGGAGTATGGTGTTTTGGTTGCCTATCCTTGACGCTAATCCATTTGTCAGGAAAACCGTTCTCGCTATAAGAAACCGTTTCAAAATAGTGCGTAGCCATTCCAAGTTCTTGCTCAATATCGCTGAGAATGCTGTTGTCATCCTCGTCCGTTTCGGTTTCAAGAACAAGGTAAATCCGCTTTTTCACACTCTCACCTCTTCATCTTTGTTTCGATGCTGTCCAGCTTCCGTGCAATCCACCAAACGGAACAGCAGTTGTCCCACTGCCGCCACCAAGCGCACTTTTCTTTCTCGCAGATGCACCGACCAAGCGGGTTGCTGGTCATCTTCATCGGGCAGTAAAGTTCGTTGTCCATTGGTTATTCCCCGTTCATCTTATAACATTTGCTACCGTTCTCGTTGAATCCCAAACACCAAGCTAACTCGGAAGCAATTTTCTGATAAATGCCTTTGGCGTTAAGCTCAGTTTCGGATTCCGCGCAGCCGCTATAAAGACCATACAGAAAAGCCAGCCTTTCACGCCCTACCATGTTAATTTCCTGAATCATCATTTCCACCCCATCACAACTGACGTACAAACGACCAGACACACGTTGATAAACAGCCAGACAAGCACTGCCTGCCGTTCCTCAAACAGGCTGTTCGCCATGTTTTTGATTGTCCGTTCGGACTGAACCACTACCGCCAGCAGGACTAGGCAGACCAGCCAGCGAGTTGCAAATTCAAACATTGTTAGCTCCACCTTTCTCTCAACTCTTTTTCGACCTGTTCTGACTTTGCGGTGATGTAATCCGCAAACTCGTCAGGGGTCATGTCCTCGTTTTTGAACTGTCCAACCATCTCCCAGTACCTGTCACCAATGCGGATGATTTTCTGCACCTGTTCATCGGTCAGGTCTACATCACACCGAAGGTTCTGAATCAGTGCGCCCCATGTGGCGGCTATGCCATCCAGAGCCATGCGAAAGCCATACAGCTGGTTTTGGCGTGCGATTTTGCGGAGGTTGGTTGGATTGATCTGTTTGCCGCACAAGGGGCAGTTTCCAAATTTATTCATCCGGCTGCTCCTTATCTTGAAGTCGATGGAGCCAACGGTAGTATTTTTCACTTGAAATAATTTCAATTCGCTCATGCGCTTTTCCGTCACCCGAAGCACCAAGCGCAACCATGCACACCATAACATCTGCGTATTCCTCTTCAAACGCCTTTCGGCATTCTTCGATGCTCTTCGGTGTCGGGTTCGTGCCATCCAACGCACGGCGCAGCTTCAATGCAGCCTGTGCCAGTTCGGACGCTTCTTCTGCCAATTGCGCCAAGATTTCCGTCTTAGGCAAAATGTCTGAAATTTTCTTTTGCATAGCTCTACCTCTTTCAGTAGTATTGGATTTCAACCATTGAAGTGGATACAAGCTCAAATCGACCGTCTCCCAGAGGTATTTGGAGTAGTTTGTAATCTCTTGCACTAGAGATCGGAATCAGCTCGTTAAAACTTTCCACCGTAATGGTGTACTTTGGATGCCGTGCGCTACCGTAGCCTACTTTTTCAATTTCCGGGGAATAGACCGTGACGTGATAACACGGTTTGCTAGCTTCTTCCGCTTTAGCAGAGGCTTTAGCGGCGGTCGGATGGCAGGATGTAAAGAGCAGCGTGAGCAGTAGTGCTACGGTTGCGATTGTGAAGCGGATAAAACGGTGATTTATTTTGTTTTTCATTTCAATAATTCCTCCATCTTTGCGCCACAGTTCGGGCAATAGTGATAAAGACGGGGCGCAGCTATCGCTTCACTAGGAAACTTGCAGTTCGAGCACACCCAAAAGGCATCTTCAAAGCAAACGCTCTCTTCCCAATGTGCCACCGGTCGCAAGGTTTCCGGGTCAACAGCAGGAGCTTTCATCAGGTCATCGGCAAGTCCGGAAACGAGGTTCGCAACGCATTCCTCGATAACGCCCGCGTTGTAGTCGGTACAGTTCCCGGAGGCCATCAATGTTTTGGCCTCATCCAGATTCTTCTTCACCGCATCGTTCCATCCGTTGGCGATGGGTACTACATTAACTAACCGTATGTCGCTCATTTTTTATCTCCTTTCAGCCAGTCGTTCAGCTTTGCCATGCAAGAGGGACAAAGGGCAACGGTTTCATCTCTTATCGAGTAAATCCCTTTATCATCGCCAGAAAGGCACTTTACAATAGAATTGCTTTCAAATTGGTCAAGTTCGTCATCAAACGGTGTCATGTATTTTACATCGTTGGAAAGCGGAAACGCTTCACCGCACCTATCGCATACCATTGTCATTTTCACCACAACTCCCAACTAGCCTTGAGTTCTTTTCCGATTTCAACAGAAAGTTTTTTGATGATGATTCTTGCGTGTTCATACTGAGCTTTTACACCGTATGAATAATCTGTGACAACCTTCTTCGAGCTTTCATTGCTTCTCATTTTCTTTCTAAGGTTTTCTTCGTTCTCCATAAGGAGTTCGCTTTGGTACAGTCCCAGAAGCCTTACCAATTCTTGTTTTTCAGACAGTTGCATTTTCTTTCTCCAATCTCTTTAACAACCCATCCACGTCATACCGCCAATGGACACGCAGTCTCTTTGCTTTGACCTCTATCCCCTCTTGCTCTGCCCACTGCCAAGGGATGCTCTTACGGCTCCCGTTGTATCGGAATGCCAGAATTTTGCTGGCAGGGATTGCAAAGGTGCGGCTGACTGCCCTGTAATTGACTATCACATGGGCGGTCTGACCGCTGTACCTCATTGCATCTACCATGTCCGTGATGTGCTTTTCCTTGCGGTATTTGCACTTTGCCTTGTCGTACTTGCCGAACACTTTTTCCAGAGGGATAGAGGGCGTTTCGATGGTTTTCAGCTCAAACAGGTGGTTCATCGGGTATCGGTACACAAGGAAGTCACAGATGTTGTCGATGGAAAAGGACAGGTTCTCGTTGCCGCCGTAGTAGGTTGCAGCACTGTCTTTCAAGCGGTAGCACCACGCATCGGATGGGACGGATGCTTTGAAGTCTGCTTCAAACTGCTTGCCGGTGTTCATTCGTTGTCCTTTGGTCGTTTGGGGAGTGGCATCCAGAACGGCATATTGTCAGGAAACGACTCCGCAAGGGTCATATTCACAATTCCTGCACGTTCTGTATTGCTATACCAAACCAAAATGTTTCCCATCGAATCTCCGTCCCATTTGTGAGGTGGATTTTTCACTATATCTTTCCATTCATTCATCCTCGTTTACCTCCAAATTCACGGAATATGAGTTGCTTTGTCAGTGGGCTTTTCCATTTCCTTCATAATCCGCTTGTGTTCTTCGATTGTCATGTTGTTCGGGAAGAAACACTTGTCAACCATTTCAAACGGCTTAATATAATGGTCAAGAACATCTCGTGCTTCTTTTCGTGCCTTTTCAGCACACATCTCGATATATTCTTCTTCGGTCATGTTGTAATCGGTGACACAATCGACCACCGAAGAAAACCGACACAACAGACCATTAGGCTGTCTTGCAATAAAAGCTCCCATTTATCGTTCACCTCTAAATTCACTTCCGAGAAACCGCTTCTTGCCACGTTCCCAGTGCTTGTCCTCATAATCGCGGTGGTACACGCTCTGGCTGTGGTTCAGCTCATACACGAACGCCTTGCGCTCTTCGAAGTCTTTCTTCTCTGCCTTGTACTTCTCGCAAGTGTCGTGGCAGGCTTTGTGGCGTGATGTGCAGTTGAGACAACAGGTAATCATTCTTCGCCAAATCTCCTTTTTGTAACGGCAATGGGGAACTCTTCGATTTCGGAAGCCCATCTTGCCGTACCTTTTCCATAGGTCTTTTGCCAGATCAAGGGAAACCCTCCTATACCGTCGAACAGGCTACCCAACGTGGCGCTTGTACTCAAATAGGGTTTCATCTTCTGCGCAATCCAGAACCATTGCGGCAAAGCGATGGAGTTGCCAAGAGCCTTGTATCGTGGACTGTCAGCGTACTTATGTTTTTTCCCTTTGGTGTCCGTCCATTCTCCGATGTCCGTCCATCCATCAGGGAAACCCTGTAACCGTTCGCATTCAACGGGTGTCAGGCGGCGCACAATCCAACGGATGGTTTTCTCTGCAATCAGGCATTCGCTGCCATTGCCGATGTTTCCTGCTTTCGCTTTCAAGGTTGAGCATTTTCCGCTTTCCTTATAGTGGCTGAAAGACTGTTCGTTGAAAGTCTTACGTTCGATAGCAATAGCCGTGTAGTCTGTGATTCTATTTTCGTGGTCGCCGGTGATGGTGGGCACTATTTTACCGTCACCATTGCCCCGTGCATCAAACACTTTTCTATCTGTTATCATCGGAATATACCCACCGCCCATGCCCATGCTTGCTGGAAGCGTTGGGCAGATGCCGGTCTGTGAGACCGTTGCATGGACTTGGTTACTTTCTAGAACAATAGGTTGGTGCCCGTGTTCCGCTGCTCGCAATGTCCCAGTCATGTTATAGGACACACTCATCGCCCCTCCGCCTTGGTCATTTAAGACGGGAATTACTTGGAAAAGCGTCTGGTCTTGGAGCGTCGATAGCGTCCCGGTTTTCTCCGTTTGTACCAGTGCGCCCTTGCCGCCGCCCGCGCATCCTGAACGTATTTTCAAGGTATAGGCTGCGTTCCGCCCCCCCTCTGCCACCACTCGA